TTCTTGGTGATTTTGCTGGTGGAGCAATTTATGATGCTATTGCTGGCGGTGGTGGTGGAGAGAACAAAGAAAATGTTCCTCAACTTGCTGGTGGTGCTAGAATTACAGGATCTAAAGATGGTGTTCTCGTACGAGTTGGAGAGGGTGGAAGAGGACAAGATGAATTAGTTAAACCACTCAATAAGAAAGTATTTGAACAAGAAGAACAGGCAAGATTAGACGTTCTTTATCGAAATCGTAAGAGATATGGCATTCTTCAGGCAGAAGGTCTGAAGCATTATTATGAAAAAGAAGATGGGTGGACAAAAGGATGGAAAAAACTTACTGATTGGATCAAGAAACTTGGTGGTCAATTAGCAAGATGGTTGTTTGGTAATGGAAATCAAGAAGAAAATCCATATGGAAACAGTCCAAACGCAGGATTACTTAATAGAAGAAGTAGAGGACTTTCTGGAAATGCTTTTACAGGAACTACGGCAAGTGTCAATCCATTGATAGAAAAGTTTTTACCAACACCTGCTGGTGGCAGACCAGCTACTTTGACGGCAGGAAACTCTGGCACTACATCAAATTTTGCTGAACAAAGAAAAGGTTATAAACATGAAGGTGTTGATATTGGCACCGACGTGGGAGCAGACGTGATGGCAATTGAAGATGGAAAAGTAATTGACGCATATCCAAATAATTATGGTGACTATGGTGGAGCAGTAATTGTTGAACATGCCGATAAGACTCGGTATGTTTATGGACATGTTACACCAACTGTAAAAACGGGAGATACAGTAAAAGCAGGTGAGCATATTGCTGATGTAGTATATTATCCATATACAGATAGCAGTGGTGTAACACATGATTATACCCATTTACACCTAGAAAGAATTAAAGCAGACAATAAAAAAGTAGATGCTATTAGTCATCTTGCCGCACAAGAGAATCTAGAAGGTCCAAATCAAAGGGCAGCAGAAACTCCAAGTGGAATAACTCCAGAGCAAGTTATTCCATTATCACCTGGACTTTCTTTGGAACCACTATCATCAGGAAGACCATCTGGAATGGTGGCGGAAGGAGTTCTTAGAGATAGATCTGCTTTATTGAAAACTATGACAAAATTTAGAGATCAGTCTCAAAATTTTGACGCATTTAGGGAACGTGACGGAAAATCGAAAGGAGAAAAACTATCTATTCCTGGTGTTGGATCTATTGTAAAAGATAGACCATTATTTGGTGATTGGTTCAACAAATATTTCAACGCTTCTGGGCAACCAATTGATTATAAACAATTTTATGAGTTGTTTTTAAAACAAAGAGAAAAGAATAAAAATACATTAAACAAATTCAATGAAGGTCTTGGTTTAGATCCAGATGATACAAGATCTGATCCATGGGCATCTGCTAATGCTGATACTGGTAATGGTGTTTTAAAAGCATCTGCCACTATTGACGCTGCTGATCGTGCTGCGAAAACTCAACTTGCTTTCCTAAATGTCCCAACACAACAACCACAATCTAGTGGTGGAGATTCTAGTGCTGCTATATTAGCTGCTATAGGACAGGCATCTTCATCTCCTAGAGGTTGGACTCCAAGTGGAATCTATAATTCAATCTTAGAAGTATAATTATGGAAAAGTTTACATCACCAACAGATTTTAGACTTAAAAGTGTAAAACTCACTCCCAATAATGGTAAAGATCCGTATGAGATTGGAAACATCATAACTTCATTTGAGTATGGTGAATGTGTTGATGTTCCATTCTTATCTGCGAAGATGGACATTGTTGATGGAGTTGCTTTGTTACAGACACTGCCAATTCAAGGTGGAGAAAAAGTAGAAATCTCTATTATTAGCAGTTTTTCTAAAGAACCAGTAGATTATACTTTATATGTTTGGACAATATCAAATCGTTTTGCTAGACAGAAACAGCAAACATATACTTTGGGTTTGATTTCTCTTGAGGCAATTATAAATGAAACTACTAGAGTAACAAAACCATTATCTGGTAATCCAGAGAATATTCTCAAAGACTTACTACAAAACAATATCAAGACAGGTAAAGAAATTAGCACAGAACCTTCGAAGTTTGAGGTAAAATTTATACCAAATAGAAAGACTCCTTTTAGTATTATGAAGTCTGTTACTAGAAACAGTGTTTCTACTAACACAGAATATACGTCTGAGAAATATAAAAAAGATAAGAATAAAATTAAAAAGTATCAGGGAGAGTCATATCAAAGTATAAATGGTAGCGGTGGATTTTTGTTTTGGGAATCAAAAAGGGGTTATAATTTTTTTGCTGTTGATTCTCTATGTGCCGATGATGATAGTAAACAAAGACCAAAAAGTCTCCAATCAAAGTCCTGGGGTCCATATTATGAAGCTCTAGGATCACAAGACGATGATGGTAGTGATACACGTCTTCGTATCTATGAATCTTATTTTGGATCTGAAGTTGATCTTTTACAATCTCTAAGAAAAGGAAAATATTCTTCTTTGGTTGTGTTCTTCAATCACTCAACTGGTCAATATGAAGAATACGTCTATAAGATCAAGGATAGTTATGACAATATGGCACATCTGGGTGGTCAGGAAGGTCTAACGTTAGTTCCAGCAAACGAAATAGAAATGAGTGAATATCCCACAAGGATTATGTCTATACTACTAGATCATGAAACATGGTATAATGGGCTAGGTCCAGCATCTCCAGATGAAAAAGATGGATCTACTTCACCATCAAAGTTTGCTGATTGGCAAAAATACTATGCTACTCAATCTATCGCAAGATACGAACTACTTAAAAATCAAACTTGTACAGTTGTGATTCCTGGCAATCCAGATATTTGTGCTGGTGATAAGATTGATATCAGATTGGTTAATAAAGTTCCAACAAAAGATGGAAGAGAAGAACCATATGATACCGAAAGTAGTGGTGTATATTTAATTGGAGAGGTAACACATTCATATGATCCATTAAGTGGATCATCTGGTAAGTTTCTAACAACTCTCAGACTTCTGCGAGACTCTTATGGTCTCAAGGATAGAGCATCAAATCATGGCACTAAATAATGTATACGGAGGTAACTAAAATGGACAGTATAGAAAAACATATTGAAGCAGACAAAGAAGAGCTTCAAAATCCAAATATTTCCCCACAACGTCGTCGTCATATTGAAGGTGAATTGCATGATTTAGAAGAATATGCAGAACATCATAAAAAAGAAATTGAAGCAGGAGATCATCATGATCCTACTCCATTAGAACTTTTTTGTGACGCTAATCCATCAGCATCAGAGTGTAAAGTTTACGATGATTAATTGATATGGATCAGTTATTATCTCAGTTAATACCAACCCAAAGAGTCGGTAATGATGGATTCAATTGGTGGGTAGGGCAAGTTGAAGGAACCGCCTCTGATGAAAAAAATAACAAAGGTGGTTATCGCTATAAAGTTCGTATTGTAGGAGATCATCCAGAAAGCGGACAGATATTGCCCACAAAAGATTTGCCATGGGCAAATGTAATGATGCCTGTAAACGTTCCTTTCATGCCAGGAAACGTTGGTGGAGCAAATCCTCAATTGAGAAAAGGTTGTTGGGTAGTAGGTTTTTACTTAGATAGTGATAAACAAAAGCCCATTATTATGGGTTCTATAGGTCAAACTCCAGGAGCAACTACTGTAGTAAATAATGAGAGACCTGAAAATAAAAACTTTACTACTGCAATACCATCTAATGTAAATCCAGCAACTGATGGACTTGCATCTCCTGAGAATCCAAAAGGAAATGAGTCTGATCAAACTAATAAAAGCACTGGTGGATTATCAGATGGTGCAACTAATGAAGATGGTAGTTTAAAAGTTCCTTTGCCTTTTAGAAAAGTAAAAGGGCAAAAAGATGAAAAATGGTGTCAAACAGTAGCAGATAGATGTGATAATCAAGACATTAAATCAAAAACTACTATTCTATTAGGAGAATTTTTAGCAGAAGTTCAAAATAACGGTGGAAATATTGGAACATACTTAGTAAATTCCGTTACTGGAACTATCAATAGTGGCATTAATATTGCGAGAAAATATGTTAACAAATTTATGTTTGTTGTTCGCCACTTTGTAGCGAAAGTTAAAGGATTTGTTATTGAGAAACTTACAAATGCAGTTAAAGATCTTATCAATGCATTGATTTATCCTTCAGAAGAAGGAAATTCATTGACTCCTGTAACAGAGTGGTTTAATAAAATTCTGAAAGATTTAGGATGTCAAATGGCAGATCTTGGTGATCGCCTTGCAGAATGGTTGACTAATGTATTGATGAGTTACATCAATCAAATATATCGTGCAGCTGCTTGTCAAATAGACACGTTGGTAAATGGAATTTTATCAAAGATGAATTCTTTGATGGAACAAATATTAAGAAAAGTTCTTGGACCTATTCAAGATATTCTTGGGGCAATTGCATTACCTCTTAATATTATTGGAGGGGCAATTAACTTTGCACTTAATCTACTAGGAATTTCTTGTTCTGGTCCAAATAATATTTGTGCAGAATATAAAACAGTTTGTACTGATGGCGAAAAGAAAAAAGAAGATGATGGTAAAAATTTCTTAGATAATTTATTATCAAGTATTGATAATTTATTTCCAGCAACAGGTGCAGATTATACTCAATATGTTTGTGAAGATGCTTATACTGGAAATTCGTTAAAAATTACTACAATTGGATTTGTCGGTGGTGTGCCAAAGTTAGATGGACCTAAAGGAGATATTGCAAGAAAAAGAAAAATTATCTACACTATAGATGATATTAGAGTTGAAGAAGGAAACCAGGCAGTATTTACTGTAACCAGATCTGGATATGTAGAATCATCTTCTTCTGTTTCTTTCAAAACTTTAAAAAAAGGGTCTGCAACTTCTGGAGAAGATTATCTTCCTGAGGAAGGAATTTTAGGATTTGCTCCAAATGAAACATCAAAAACTATCACTATCAATACTTTATTTTCAGAAGAAAGAGAAGGTGATGAAGATTTTTATATAAGAATCCTAAGAAATTCTCCAGGGCAGCAAAGCGGAATTGGTACTAATTTTACAAAAAATGTAGGAAAATGTACGATTACAGAAAGAAATATTAAAGAAATTGGCAGTCCATACATTGTAAAAAACACAAATCCAGAAATTGGCATTTCCGAAACATTCCCCGAGGGAGAAACAGATGTTCCAACAGATGTTCCAACTGATATTGAAATAATAGATACTTTACCAAGATACACAGTAACAGCAAACAAATCTTCTTATAAAGAAGGAGAATTTATAATTTACACAATTAATACAAAAAATGTTGAGAATGGAACTATTTTGTATTACACCCTGTCTGGTAATGAAATAACATCTGGAGACATAATTGGTGGAAAATTAACTGGTAATTTTGTCATCAACAATAATACCGCAAAAGTTACAATTGGTCTAGAAGAAGATAATGTAGTTGAAGAAGAAGAAATATTAAGATTTACAATCAATAACACTGGCGCATTAGTTGATATTTTAATTGTTTCAGATAATGATACAAATCCTAACGACATATCTAATTTTGATGAGAGTGAAGGAGAAACCGTAGAAAATTCATACGAATCTTTTAGAGATCCAGAGTTTGGCACTTCTCCAGATCCAAGTAATCCTGATATTAACCCAAATCAAATTATTACAGATTCTAATGGTGGAATTATATCAATACCAGTAGCAAATCCAGGAGATCCATGGGAAGAACCTCCATATATCTTTATTGGTGGTGAGGGTATTGGTGCTGTAGCTACTCCTCTATTGGATGAAAATGGATTTATTACTGAAGTTCGCATTAAGTCTCCTGGATATGGTTATAAATTAAATCTTGCAAGTGATGTAGGTGTTCGTTGTATTATTGATACCTTTACTGTGATAAGACCTGGTATTGGTTATACCTCAAAACCAGATATTTACATTAATGGCGAACTTAATGTTGCAGAAGCAATAATTAATGATGATGGATTTGTTATTGGAGCAAGAATTTTAGACAGAACAAAAACATTCCCAGAATTTCCTAACATAGAAATTATTGGTGGAGGTGGATATGGAGCAAAATTATTACCTTCGCTAGTATGTCTAGATACAGAAGGACTTGTTAATAATGAGTCTACTAAAATTGGTACAGGTCGTTACGTTGATTGCCCATAATGCCACAAATTCCTGCAAAAGAATATCCAACAAATATATTCAAACAAACTACACCAGATGAAACTCAAAGTCTACAAAATGGACCAAGATTTTGTACTGCTTATAAAGGAGTATTAACAAGATCTGAGATTTATGAAAGACTATATCCAGATGGTACTACTGCTGCATTAAGAATTGACGGACCTGCAGATAGTGCAGCATTTTTATCTTTGCAATCAAGCGGTGCTGTAATAATTGTTACTGGTGAAAAAAATGTAGAAAAAGGACCTGCTAGTGGTAAGTTGTGTATTCATACCCATGGTCAACAACAAAAACATGAACACAGAACAGACATAGAATATAATTGTGGAGATGATAGCGAAGAAGCATTGAATGTAATAGCTTATGGCGATGTCGTTGAACAAGCATATGGTAGTGAAAGGCATATAAGGGCACAGAAAATAATTATTACAGCAGAAGAAGAGTTAATTCTTGTTGGTAAATCGGAAGTAAAAATACAAGCAGGATCAAATGGTGGTGGCGCCATTCAAATGTATGCTAGTAGCATAGAAAAAGTTGCTAATAACGATAAAGAAGTTATTACTGGACAAAAAATGGTTTTTGGTGCAGGTGAGCAAACATCTGTTCAATTTGATCCTAGATCATCTCAGAACATTATATCACCAGGACACATAAATTGGAAAGTATTAGGAGACTATAAACAATGGGTTGGTGGTGTTTCTCAAACAATTGTTGCAGGAAGTCCAGTTTCAATTCCTCTTATTAAAGATAGATCAAATACATATGCAACAACGGCTACTATCGGAAACATGAGTATTAACGCTGTTTCAGGAATATTTAATGCTATAGGAAGTACTTCTGTAAATATTACTTCTGGTGCTGCTGTAAATATTACTGGTGTTGGCAACGTTACTATTAAAGGTGCTTTAATTTTCCTTAACTAATTAATGTACACATTTAAAACTGGCACACACCCTTTCGT